TTCCATTATAGGGGAGTCCTTTTCTCGTTCCACTCTTGGAGCAAAGGGCAAAGTTTTGCAGACAGATGCAGGTTGGGGTAGAGCAAAAGGAATGGAGGTGAGAGTGACATCGCTAAGAGCAAATGGCCCCAGGTTCAAGAAAAATTAATACTCGTTAGAAAATGGGCAAGAGATGGATTAACAGAAAAACAAATATGCAAGAATCTAGGCATATCGGAAGAGACTGCAAATCAATATAAACATCGTTACCCTGACTTCGCTGAAGCCATTAAAAAAGGCAAAGAAGTTGCCATCACAGAGCTTGAGAACGCTTTATTCAAGCGAGCCCTTGGGTACGATTATGAGGAAGTAAAGACCTCTATCAGAATCGTTGATGGGAAGGAAACAAAGTTCACAGAAAAGATTAAGAAACATATGCCTTGCGATGTCGCAGCCTGCTTTATCTTACTGAAAAACAAAGACCGGGAACGCGGTTGGGCAGATAATCCAGTAAAAATGGAGTTGGATAAACAGATGTTTGAATTCCGTAAGAAGATGGAGGAGGAAAAATCGTTTTGATCATCCGTGATGTAAGCATTCATGACCTCAAACCTTATAATAACAACCCCAGAAAAAACGACCAAGCGGTAGCAGCCGTTGCCGAGTCAATCAAACAATTCGGCTTTAAGGTACCCATTGTTATTGATAAAAACGGCGAAATTGTCGCTGGTCACACGAGATTTAAGGCGGCTCTCCAACTAGGAATTCAAACCGTACCGTGTTTAATCGCCGATGATTTAACGGAAGAGCAAATTAAAGCCTTCAGGCTGGCGGATAATAAGACGGCAGAACTCGCCGATTGGGACTTCAGCTTATTAAATATTGAACTTGAAGAGTTGGGAAAACTTGATCTTAATTTTTCCATGGCCGACTTCGGGTTTGATGTTAATGTTGCTGAAGAAGCAAAAGACGATGAGTTTGATCCTGACCAAGCCCTCGACGAGATCGATGAACCCATCACTCAGCCCGGCGACGTTTGGCTCCTAGGGCGACACCGGTTAGTCTGTGGGGACAGCACCAAACCTGCAGACTTAGCTAAGCTGATGGATAATCAGCAGGCTGACCTGATTCTTACGGACCCGCCATATAACGTCAATTACGAAGGTGGGACCAAAGAGAAACTTAAAATCCAAAACGATAAGATGAACGACGATAAGTTCTTGCAGTTTTTAACGGATGCTTTTACACGGATGTACGAGTACTCTAAAAAAGGGGCCGCGATTTATGTGTTCCATGCGGACAGCGAAGGTTACAATTTCCGGAGTGCTTTCAAACAGGCCGGTTACTCTTTACGCCAGTGTTTGATCTGGGCCAAGAACACGCTGGTGCTGGGCCGTCAAGATTACCAATGGCAGCACGAACCTATCCTCTACGGTTGGAAGGACGGTGCCAGTCACTCCTGGTATGGCGACCGCAAGCAGACCACCGTGGTTAAATACGATAAACCCCAACGTAACCCTGACCATCCAACCATGAAGCCGGTCGGTTTGTGCGGGTACTTTATCGCCAACTCCAGTAAAGAGGGAGATATTGTTCTTGACCCCTTTGGTGGCAGCGGCAGCACCTTGATCGCTTGCGAGCAGGCAGGGAGGGCTTGCTACACCGTAGAGATGGACCCTAAATATTGTGATGTAATTGTGAAGAGATACATTGAAAGCACGGGTAGTGATACCGGTGTTAGTTTAGTTCGCGATGAAGAAAAGGTACCTTATCAAGAGGTTAGCCGTGGCTAGGTATGCGGTGCTCAAATCATTCTACGCGAGTGAGGCGTGGGTAAACTTCAGGCTCGGGCTCATCTCTGAGCGAGGGACAACCTGCCAGGCGTGCGGCAAACGGATCGCCAAGGCCCGAGAGATCACGGCGCACCACAAGATAGAGCTAGCCCCAGAGAACGTGCGGGACACGCAGGTATCCCTCAACCCTGACAACGTTGATCTGGTGTGCTTCGATTGCCACAACAACATGCACCGGAGGTTTGGGTACGAGCTGACTGCGAAATGTGTCTACATTGTGTACGGCCCACCACTGGCAGGGCAGCAGGACTTCGTTCGAGGGCAGATGCAGCGCGGAGACATAGTCGTTGACATGGATAGATTGTACCAGGCGGTGACCATGTTGCCTGCCTACGATAAGCCAGACAGTCTGCTGAGTGTTGTCCGCGGTGCTCACAACCTGCTGCTGGATAACATCAAGACGAGGTATGGCAAGTGGAACAGCGCGTGGATCATCGGCGGCTACGCTGCTAAGTACAAGAGAGAGAAGCTAGCCAACGACCTAGGAGCCGAGCTTATCTTCTGTGACGTGAGTAAGGCCGAGTGTCTAAGAAGGTTAGAGTCCGACGAAAAACTTTTATACAGAAAATCTGATTGGCAAGGGTACATCGAGAAGTGGTTCGAGCAATACAGTGAGTAACCACCACCCCCCCGGTCGAGATTTTCTGTCGACCACCGGGGGACCGGTGTGGGGAGGCATCTTTGATGCGGGGCAAGATTTCTGAAAATCCCAGGAGGTTTTGGAAAAAGTGACGAAACAAGAAGTACAACAAAAAGAACTCGAGAAGTTAACCGTAATTTTCGCCGATGTCGATCCAACCAAGCGCAAGCTTATCGAAGGGTTGATTGAGGATGCGGCTTTCCTTAAAGCGGAAAACTATGTTCTTAAAGAGGCGATCACCGAGACCGGCATGGTAAGACTTCACCCCCAGCATCCGGAGATTCAAAAGCCGGTCGAAACCGCCAAGCAGTACCTAAAAAACGTAAATACCTATGCCGTTATTATCAAAACCTTGAACGGGATTTTATCCAAGAATCTCATAGAAGAGGATGATGGGTTGGATGAATTCCAGTGATCACCGAGTATAACGGCGTTCATTCCTGGCTGATCGAGTATATCGATCGATGTAAATCAGGAGAAATCATTGTCGGGCAGGAGCTTATGCAAATGCTCGATATCCTGCTTTCGCATTTTGACAACCCGAAGATTAAGTTTGAGCCGGAGGATGCCCACAAAAGAATACGCTTCATCGAGACTCAGTGTAAACACTTTGAAGCTCCCTTTGCCGGAAAACCATTCATCCTTATGCTCTTCCAAAAAGCATTTATCGAGGCTATCTACAGCTTCAAATTATTTGATGAAGAGGTCGGAAGATTCATTCGTCTCTACCAGGATGTCTTATTCCTAGTCGCCAGGAAAAATGGGAAAACTCCGCTAGTGTCGGCTATGAACTTAGCTGACTTTTTTTGCGGCCCTTTAGGTCTTAAGATTCTTTGCTCCAGCAACGATTACGAACAGGCGGACCTAATGTTTCAGGCTATCGATGCCATGAGGGAATCGAGTAAGACCCTCGCAAGAGTGACCCGTAAGAATATCAAGGGTATATTTTTTGGAAACCCTAAGAAACCAAAGCATACAGGTAAATTCTCCTATAAGAATAAAGGCTGCATCCGTAAAATCTCCGCTAAGACAGGGGCGAAGGAAGGACGTAACATTGGTATTGGCTCGGTGGATGAGGCGCACGAAATGAAGGACAACTCTTCTGTCATGCCAATTCGGCAAGCACTTTCCACTCAAGACGAACCCTTGTATTTCGAGTTGACCACGGAGGGCATGGTCAATGAAGGTTATCTGGATGAACGACTCAAAGAAGCGCGGCAGGTCCTGGCAGGGGAGCTGGAACGATCGCGTTGGTTAATTTGGTTGTATACCCAAGACAGTGAAAACGAAGTCTGGCAAGATGAAAAAACCTGGGTTAAAAGTAATCCCGGTGTTGGAACGATCAAAAAATGGAGTTTTTTGCGCAAGATGATAGAGGAAGCCCAGACCAGTCAAAAGATGAGGGTCTTTGTGCTGTCCAAGGACTTTAACATAAAGCAAAACAATGCTTCTGCTTGGCTTACCCCTGAGGACATTAATAATCCAGAGACCTTCGATGTGGAGGAGTTCAGAAACTGTTTTGCCATTGGCGCGGTTGACTTATCCAAAACGGGAGACCTCGCCAGCGCGAGGGCCTTGCTTATGAAACCTGGGAGTAGTAAAAAATATATGCTCCAGCAATACTTTATTCCGCAAACGAAGTTGGGAAACTTATCAGAAAAAGAGCGCAAGCGTTATGAACAGTGGGTGAGAGAACGACGTCTTGTCATATCCGATGGAAATGAAAACGATTTTAGGTACGTGACGGCCTGGTTTGTCAGACTTCATAAGGAATACGGGATCCGTTTCTTTAAGATCGGCTATGATAAATGGTCTGCCATTTACTGGGTTAAGGAAATGGAGTCTTATGGCTTTGATTGTCAAAGGGTATCCCAAGAGTGGGGTAGCATGTCAGAACCGATGAGCTTGGTTGAAACCGACTTGAAGAGTAAACTGATCAACTACAACAATGACCCTATCGATAAGATGTGTCTTGAAAATACAGCCATGAACATCAACGCCAAAGCTGAAATCATGCCCATGAAAGTCCAGGGCAAGGAAGACAATAAAATTGACGGAGCCGTGACGATGATCATTGCTTACCGAATTTACATTGACAACCGGACAGACTTCTTAGAACTCGTCAAACGAACGACCGCCTAAGAAATGAGATGCTAATAAGCAGTTGCTAGAAATATTTGGCCAAGCTCCTTTGATAGAAAATAAGTTATAATATCTCTATAAAGGAGGTATTACTTATTGAAAATTACTAGAAGTTTTTTTATTCCTAATGTCGATGAAGTTACAAGAAATAGAATTGTAAACTTCTGGGGTGATCGAAACGCAAAATTTACTAAAATAACCGAGCGGGAATATCACGCCCAAAGAGGTAGCCTTATATACAATCTATTGACTTTAAAAATGAATAAACTAAAAACCAAAATAAGTATCTCATTATCCGACGATAACCGGTTAACTTGCGTTCTCAACGTCAATACTTTGTTTCAATATATAACAAGTTGGAATCGGAAATATTGGAGTTTAGAGCTTGAAACCTTTGAGAGTTATCTGCTTAACGATGATTTAAAAGAACAAGAATGGTATGAATATACTA